TAAACGCGCCGAGCTGTGGGGGCTGATGAAGGAGTGGCTTAAAACGGCGTCGATCCCTAACGACAGAGCGCTCAAGTCTGATCTAGTTGGGCCTACCATAAAACCTAATTCGTCGGGTACAATTTTCTTGGAAGGTAAAAAGGAAATGAAAGCCCGAGGATTAGCATCACCCGACGCTGCCGACGCACTGGCAGTGACGTTTGCATTTCCGGTCGCGCACAGGCAGTATGTCGAGAAACAAACTAATCGTGCGTACAACGCCAACGGCGTAACGACATCTTGGATGGGTGCTTGATGGCAACGAAAGGAAAATGATGCCACTTGTTAAATCGACCAGCAAAGAAGCCTTTCGTAAAAACATTAAGGCTGAAGTTAACGCAGGCAAACCTGTTAAGCAGGCTGTTGCAATTGCTTACAATACCCAACGTGCTGCGGCGGCTAAAAGGCCAAGCCCTAAACCTATGACGAAGAAAAAGTAATGGCAACGCTTAAGCAAGACCCTACAGGTATTGAAGGCGCGGGCAAGGTATCGGCTCGCGGCGGTCCTGACCAAAAGGACCACCGCGACACGCTACAACTGATGCGCGATCGGTTACGCCAAGCGATCGGCGCGTACTCGGAGAGCCGCGAAGATGAGCTTGACGACCTGCGCTTTATGGCCGGTTCGCCAGACAACCAGTGGCAGTGGCCGCAAGATGTATTGGCAACGCGTGGGTCGGTGCAAGGGCAGACGGTCAACGCAAGACCTTGCTTGACTATTAATAAGCTACCACAGCATGTAAGACAAGTAACTAACGAGCAGCGCCAGAACCGGCCAAGCGGCAAGGTCATACCTGTTAACGATCAAGCCGACGTTGAAGTTGCCGAGGTGCTCGATGGCATCGTGCGGCACATTGAGTACATGTCAGACGCTGACGTGGCCTACGACACGGCGTGCGAGAACCAAGTCACTTACGGTGAAGGTTACATTCGTATTCTGACGGAGTATTGCTACGAAGACAGCTTTGATCAAGACATCAAGATCGCTCGCGTACGCAATAGCTTTAGCGTCTACATGGACCCGCTGATCCAAGACCCATGCGGGGCAGACGCTGAGTGGTGTTTTATTACGGAAGACATGCTCAAGGAAGACTACCAGCGTATGTACCCCAACGCTGCACCGCTGTCTTCGATCATGGCGCAAGGTATTGGTGACCAAGACATCAGCCAGTGGATTACAGAAGACACAATACGGATTGCTGAATACTTTTACATTGCGCACAAAACAGAAACGCTGTATCTGTTTCCTGGCAATAAATCGGTGTTTAAAGGCTCGATGGAAGACGCCACACTACGTTCAATGGGGCTAGCGCCCATACGCGAGCGTCAGGTAGACCGTAAAAAGATCATGTGGATGAAAACCAATGGCTTTGAGGTGCTTGAAGAACGTGAATGGGCGGGTAATTGGATTCCGGTTGTGCGCGTGGTAGGTAATGAGTTTCAAGTTGATGGCCGCATCTTTATTTCAGGCATCGTACGCAACGCTAAAGATGCCCAACGGATGTACAACTACTGGACAAGCCAAGAAGCTGAGATGCTTGCGCTTGCACCTAAAGCGCCATTTATTGGTTACGGTGGTCAGTTTGAAGGTTATGAGTACCAGTGGAAGACGGCTAATACACAAAATTGGCCTTATTTAGAGGTCAATCCTGACGTTACCGACGGTGCTGGATCGATCTTGCCGTTACCGCAACGCGCTGCACCACCACTACCACAAACAGGTCTTATTCAGGCCAAGATGGGCGCGTCTGAAGACATCAAAGCTACCACAGGCCAGTATGACGCAAGCCTAGGGCAGGTGTCTAACGAGCGTTCTGGACGTGCTATTTTAGCAAGACAAAAGGAATCTGATAACGGTACGTACCATTATGTGGACAATTTAGCGCGTGCTGTGCGCTACGTGACGCGTCAACTGGTGGACTTAATACCAAAAATTTACGACACACAGCGTATTGCCAGGATTGTTGGTATTGATGGCGAAACCAACATGGTCAAAATTGACCCGACCCAGCAAGAACCGGTCAAAAAGATCATGGATCAGACAGGTGTGGTGATTGATAAGATCTATAACCCATCTGTAGGCCGTTACGACGTGGTGGTGACAACAGGCCCAAGCTACATGACCAAACGTCAAGAGTCGATGGACGCGATGTCACAGATCTTGCAGGGCAATCCTAACTTGTGGGCCGTGGCAGGTGATTTGTTTGTTAAAAACATGGATTGGCCGGGTGCTCAAGAGATGGCAGCACGTCTTCGCAAGACGATTGACCCGCAACTGCTGGCTGATCAAGATAATGATCCAGCGTTACAGGCAGCTCAAAAGCAAATTGAAGCAATGGGCATGGAAATGCAACAAATGCACGACATGCTGATGAACGTCAATCAGTCGATTGAGGCTAGAGACGTTCAAGTACGTGAGTTTGAGGCTAAAATCAAGGCATTTGACGCCGAAACTAAGCGTATTTCAGCCACAATGCCTGGCATGACAATGGAGCAAATTCAAGATATTGTGATGGGAACGCTTGCTGCTGCTCATGATGCAGGGGATTTAATACCACCGCAGCAAATGCAAGGCCCGATCATGCCTGAGTCTGATGATATGGGCCGAGAAGCAGCGATTATGGCCCGTCAGGAAGAAGCGCAACAGGCCAGACCGATGCCAAACGTGGTACCACAGGAGGGCCAAGCATGAAATGTGCTGACTTTATAGGCATGTTGTTTTTGGCCCGTGATGTTACTCACTCAGTTCATCTAAACACACGCAGCTACAGCAAACATAAAGCCTTACGTAAATTTTATGACAAAATTGTAGATTTAGCGGACAATTTTGCTGAAGCTTACCAAGGTAAGCATGGTCTAATTGGCCCGATTTCGTTGATGAACGCAGGTAAAACCTCTAACATCCTAGATTTTATGCAAGATCAGGTTGATGAGATTGAAAAAATCAGGTATGAAATGTGCGGTAAAGATGAAACCGCGCTGCAAAATATTATCGATGAAATTGTCGGGTTGTACTTAAGTACAATCTACAAACTTAAATTTCTTGCTTAAGGAATAGACGATGGAACAAGCTAAAGCCAAAGACTCCGCTGCCAGCGGTTTGATAGCCCGCCCTTCTTCATCTGAAGGCGCTCGTGCAATGGGTAAATTTTCGTTTGAGTGTTATGACAAAGACGGCAAACTCAAATGGACTGCTGAATCTAAAAATCTTGTTGTAAACGTTGGTCTTCAATACATGGCAGGTACAGCGCTTGACGGGGCTACGGCTCGCATTACATCTTGGTATATCGGTTTATATGGTGCTGGAGCATCTAACACACCTGCTGCTTCAGATACATTAGCGTCTCATGCTGGATGGACTGAAATTAACCCGTACACAGGAAATAGACCCGCAGCAACTTTTGCTGCTGCAACTACAGCCAATCCTTCGGTTGTAACTAATTCAGCAAGCAAAGCCTCATACAGTATTACAAGCACTGCAACTGTTGGTGGGGCATTTTTAGCAAGCGCTGCTTCTGGTACTTCAGGCACATTGTTCTCGGCATCTGATTTTACGGGTGGTGACCGTTCGGTTGTTAACGGCGACACACTGCAAGTAACTTACACTTTTAGCCTGGCTGCATGATATGGCCCTTGTCCTTGCGGATCGTGTACAGGAAACGACGACAACCACAGGCACCGGTACAGTTACATTAGCCGGTGCGGTATCGGGGTTCCAATCATTTTCCGTTGTTGGTAACGGAAACACCACCTACTACACGATTGTCGATTCAAGTACGGGCGATTGGGAGGTTGGTCTTGGTACGTATACATCAAGCGGGACAACGCTATCCCGAACGACAGTATTATCGTCAAGCAATTCAGGAAGCCTTGTCAACTTCGCTGCGGGTACAAAGACCGTATTCGTAACTTACCCGGCATCCTCGTTTGGTAATGTTGTTGGCCCTGCTTCTGCGAGTGATAACGCTTTTGCAAGGTTTGACGGAACGACAGGAAAGCTAATTCAGAATAGTTCTGCAACGCTAGCTGACGATGGGAGCGCGACATTTACGGATTCTTTGACGCTTGCGCTTGGGGTCAACACTTACAGTTCTTTAACTTGGCAAGTTTATGCGGGTGCTGGAAGAACACTTACGTTGCGGCCTAGCACCTCTCAAAGTGCAAATTTAACTTTTATCATGCCAACTGGATACGGAACAAATAACCAAGTGCTTGCAACAGACGGTTCTGGAACTTTATCTTGGGCAACGGTTTCTGGTGGCGGTAGTTCTACGGCTCAGAATTTTGCTTGGTTTCTTAGTTAAGGAAAAACAATGGGAACATTAGTTCTTGACGCAACCACAAAGACTATCCAGGCGGTGATGTCTGGTGCTGCGGCTACCAGTAATCCTGAATACACGGTTGCTTATGCTGACAGTACGTCATCGTCTCTTACCGAAGGCGCAAGTGATGGTGCGCTTAACGGTACGAGTGCGGTTACGGTGGTTAGTTCTCCAGCCGCATCAACAAGACGGGTTATCAAGTGGATCACTATTCAGAATAAAGATACCGCTGCGGTAACAGTCACGGTCACCTACAACAACTCAAGTGGCTCTACAACGCGACAAATCGCTAAGGTAACGCTTCAGCCTAATGACACTTGGACAACCGACGGTTCGTTTGATTCAACGGGTTCGCTGAAACAAACCGCTGGTTCTGTTGCTGTTGGCAACATTACCGGATTGGGTACTGGCGTAGCCACATGGCTTGCCACTCCATCATCGTCTAATCTTGCTTCTGCGGTTACCGATGAGACCGGATCAGGGGCATTAGTGTTTGCAACATCGCCAAGTTTGGTGACTCCTGTACTAGGTACGCCAACGTCAGGTACGCTGAGTAACTGTACGGTAGACGGTACTAATAAAGTTGGCTACATCAATGCTCCGCAAAGCACTAATACAACGCTTGCTTTAACAGATCAAGGTAAGCACGTTTACTTTACAGGCGGAGCTACTGCAACGCTTAGTGTGTCAACAAACGCTTCAGTTGCGTTTCCGACTGGAACAACAATTTTAGTTGTAAACAATAACTCTGGTAATTTGACTATCCAAAATACAACTTCCGGAGTGTCTTTTCAGTTAGCTAATGGCGCTTCAGCAACGACAAGAACGGTTGCAACAAAAGGTATGGCTACACTGTTATACGTTGGCTCTGACACTTGGTATGTTTCTGGCGCAGGAGTGACCTAACATGGCTGGCGCATTAAGTGCAATGATTGCAGCGGCGTATGCTGTTAGCGCCCCATCGTCTATCGCTGTTGAGTACCTTGTTGTTGCTGGTGGGGGTGGTGGTGGCCGCGATGCAGCAGGCGGTGGTGGCGCAGGCGGTTATAGAACTGGAACCGATCCCGCTGTATCGTTAACAACAAACTTAACAGTAACAGTCGGTGGTGGTGGCGCAGGCGGAACAAGTGGAGCAGGTACTAACGGCTCCAATTCTGTTTTTAGCAGCATAACTTCAACGGGTGGCGGTGGTGGCGCTCCTTATGCAGGGACTACTGGTAACTCTGGGGGGTCTGGGGGCGGTAGTTCATGGCCTAATGCTGGAGGTGCTGCAAGTCCGTCTGGGCAAGGTAATGCTGGCGGTGCTGGAACTGGTGCGCCTTATTATTCCCCAGGTGGTGGTGGCGGTGCTGGTGCAGCGGGTGGCGCAGGGAAATCATCAAACTCTGTTTCTGGGGGCAATGGCGGTATAGGTTTGCAATCATCAATTACAGGAACGGCTACGTATTACGCTGGTGGTGGTGGCGGTGGCTGTGGGGATAACCCAGGTACCGCAGTGCAAAGCACGGGTGGTTCTGGAGGAGGTGGCAGTGGCGCGGTTGGAGCAAGAACACCATCTGTTGCCGGCACGGCTGGCACTACTAACACTGGCGGAGGTGGGGGTGGTGGTGGTTTGGGTGGAGCAAGTCCTGTTGTCCAAAATGGCTATGCAGGCGGCTCCGGCATTGTCATCCTGAAATACTCAGACGCTTACTCTATTTCCAATCCTGGTGGTGGTCTTACTTACAGTACAAGCCTTTCTGGTGGTTATGCCATTACGCAGGTAACAGCAGGTACGGGTAATGTGCAGTTTGGCCTTGCGTTCAGCGTTGACTATTTAGTTGTTGCTGGCGGTGGCGGTGGCGGAGCTGGTTATTACGGTGGTGGGGGAGGTGCTGGTGGTTTGAAACAGGGAACTGTAACTGGATTTGCAGTTTCAACAAATTACACTGTAACTGTCGGTGGTGGTGGCGCAGGTTCTTCAAGCGGATCGTCGGCAGGTTCCAATGGTTCATCTTCTGTATTTTCTTCTGTTAGCACCACCGGAGGCGGTGGTGGTGGTTCCAATAATGTTGGAGCTACATATTCTGCTGGTAGTGCTGGTGGTTCTGGTGGCGGCGCATCATCAAGTTATGCTCCCAACTGGAGACTTGGTGGAGCTGGCACTTCTGGGCAAGGCAACGCAGGTGCGCCAGTAACTCAACCTCCTGCTGACCGATACGGAAGTGGTGGTGGTGGAGCTGGTGCTGCTGGTAGCGAAGGATCAAATACCGGAGCTACTGGAGGTAACGGAGGTGTTGGAGTTCAAGCAACGATTGATTCTCTTTATTACGCCGGTGGTGGCGGTGGGGCCGGTTCTACTACAAAAGGTTCCGGTGGTAATGGAGGCGGTGGTGATAGCGGAACTATTTCACCTTCTACATCTGCGACTGCTGGAACTGCCAATAAAGGCGGTGGTGGTGGCGGCGGCGCAAATACTGGGGCAAACGGTGCGGCTGGCGGCTCAGGTGTCGTCATCCTCAAATACCCATCATCCCTCACAATCTCTAACCCAAGTGGTGGATTGACTTACACGACATCTACTTCTGGTAGCTACAAAATAACAACCTTTACAGCCGGAACAGGCAATGTGAGTTGGGCATGAACATGCACCATTTATTTCCTACACCTGTAGGATTCTTTGAGTTAGGAAGGGAACTTACGGATGAGGAGTTGTTCTTTGTCCGTGAGTTAGAAACCCGTCCTAACATGGGTAATACAACCTCAACCAATAACTTTGTGCTTCGTGATCCGGTTATGACTGGGTTACGCTCATGGATTGAAGATTGCGTATCTGAATACTTTAAGGCAACAGCAAACCCTAAGCATGATGTAAGTCTGAGAGTCACGCAAAGCTGGTGCAATTACTCGGAGCCAGGGCAGTTCCATCACAAACATGCACATCCGAATAGTTATGTTTCAGGTGTGTTTTATGTTCAGACCAATCCTGATGACAGGATTTACTTCTACCGTGACGGGTATCAACAGATCAAATTCCCTCCGCTAGAGTGGAATCAGTACAACTCTGAGTCTTGGTGGTTTGAAGCTACAACAGGCAAGCTAATTCTGTTTCCTTCGTCAGCGCAACATATGGTTCCGCAAGTGCAGGGTGAGGAAACAAGAATTTCTCTATCGTTTAACACCTTCCCAGTTGGAATGATTGGGGAAGAAGTTGATTTAACTGGATTACGGCTGGAGGCATAATGGCTCACTACGCTTTTTTAGACGCAAATAACATCGTTACCGAAGTCATTGTCGGCAAAGACGAAGGCGAGGAAGGTATTGATTGGGAAGTACGCTACGCTGAGATAAGAGGACAACCTTGCAAGCGTACAAGCTACAACACCCAAGGCGGTCAGCATCCTAACGGGACACCGTTTAGGAAGAACTATGCAGGCATTGGTTACACCTACGATCCAGTACGGGACGCTTTTATACCGCAACAACCTTTTGCAAGTTGGTTATTGAACGCTGGTTCTTGCCTTTGGGAGGCTCCGGTTCCTATGCCAACTGACGGTAAAATGTACTCGTGGGATGAAGATACGACTAACTGGATCGAAATAACAAGGTAAAAATGTGTTCGGTTTTGATCCATTTTCAACTGCGCCGTTCTCAACGATCAGTGTATCGGGTGCCAACACATACACACGCGAAGTAGCCGAAACAGCCACCGGTACTGACACTACCAGCGCAAACCTAACGATCAATTCAGCCGTTATTGAAACAGCAACCGGCACAGACATAGTAGATGCAGAAAAAGCTGTAGAGGCTTTAATTGCTGAATCAGCTTCTGCCACAGACACTACAGCTACAACCTTTACATTAGTTGCTTCCGTTGCTGAAGTTGCTACAGGCTCGGATGCTATATCCGTTTCTGTTGATGGAAGCAGTAGCGTTAATGAAACCGCTACAGGAACAGACCAAACTAACCAAGGTCAAGATCAGTTTGGTAACATCAGTGAGTTTGCGGCTGTTTTTGATGATTTTTCTGCTGCTCAAGCATATCAAGCAGCAATTTCAGAACTTGCAACAAGTTCCGATCAACTTGCTACACTAATGGATCTTCAAAGTGTGGTGTTAGAGTTGTTGACGGCAGCCGACCAAGTATCTATACCGCAAACACTGCAAGGTGTTATTGCAGAAATGGCGACAGCCATAGATCAATTTGGTACGCTAGATGGGGCAGAACAGTTAGTTATTAGGTTAAGATCGTTTACTGAACGAAGGAGATTTTGATGGCAATCAATCTTAAGGCAATTACCTCGGTACTTGGTTACCAGCAGATAACCAGTTTAAGTTCTGCCACAGCGCTAACCGTACCCCAAAAAGACATCGCAGGCTTGGCGGGTTCGCCTAGGATTGCTATTATCACCCCCGAAGGGCAGGCTGTTCGTTGGCGGGATGATGGTGTAGCACCTACAGCAACTGTAGGTATGCCTTTAGCAGCAGGTGTTACTTTGCAATATGACGGCGACATCAATCAAATTAAGTTCATTGAGCAATCTGCTGGCGCTAAGTTAAACATCACTTACTACTCTTAATGAGGTCAGCATGAACATTTCTAATGACGCCCCCGCTATGAATTACGTGGATTATTTTACCAAGCAATTCCCCAAAGACTTGGCTGAAATGGCTGTTTTGCGTGATGAGTTAGCTACTCGTCAAGGCGCATTAACCGCAGCCGAAGATGCGGTTGCCGACCGTAAAAAAGCAGCGCAAGAACTTGAAGTTGCAAAAAAGGAAGCCGAAGCTATTAAAGCTGACGCAAAATATGATCAAGAAGCTGCTAAACGTGTTGTAGATGAAGCGCTGGAAAAAGCCCAAAAGATAAAAAATGAAATGGCAGCGTTGATTAATGACACAAATGCTCGTGAAAAAGCAGTTGCTGCTCGTGAGAAAATAGTTACTGCAAGAGAAAAAAATTTAGAAAGTCGTGAATTTGAACTGACCGCTATGGAGAAATCATTAGAGGTTGAGAAAGAAGTTCTTAAGAACGATATGGCAGCGTTAGAACTACGCATTAAAAACTTCCAAGCTAAAGTCGCAGCTTTAACGGCTTAAAGGTCTATCATGGCAGATGTTAAAATCTCAGCGCTAACCTCCGCAACGTTACCTTTAGCTGGCACTGAAGTTTTACCTATTGTGCAAAGCAGCGCAACCAAAAAAGTTGCCACTGATGATTTAACAGTCAAAAACATACGGTCTAACGCTACTAGCGGTTTGCTTCAAGTTGCAGGCCCAGCGGCTGCAAGTACGCGGGTAATGACTGTACCTGATGCTAACTTTACTGCCGCAAGAACAGATGCCGCGCAAACTTTTATTTCAAAACAAACTTTTAGTGGCTTATCTAGCACTTTAGCTTCATCTTTTAAAAACATTGTTGAGCCAGCAACTGTATCCGCCACGGCAGCAACAGGCACTATCAATTACGATGTCACTACGCAATCTGTGCTTTATTACACCTCAAACGCTTCAGCTAATTGGACTGTTAATTTCCGAGCCTCAAGTGGTACGAGTTTAAACACAGCTATGTCTACAGGTGACGTAGTAACTGTAGCTTTTTTAGTAACCCAGGGGGCAACGGCTTATTACAACAACGCCATTCAAATTGATGGGTCTAGTGTTACACCTAAATATCAAAATGGTATAGCCCCTTCTTTTGGCAATTCTAATAGTATTGATATTTATACATACACGATTATAAAAACAGCAAGCGCCACGTTTACTGTTTTAGCTTCTCAAACTAAGTTTGCCTAAAGGTTAATTATGCCAACAGCCATAACTTTAGGGGCGGCATCCGCTAGAGCTTTTGGGTTTTGTTCTGGCGCAACAGGACAACAAGCTTATACAACTCCGGGAACGTATACATGGGTATGCCCTGTTGGGGTTACGGCTGTCTCCATAGTGTGCGTTGGGGGCGGTGGAGGCGGTGGTGGCGCTGATGGTGTTAGTTATGGTGGTTATGGCGGCTCAGGTGGCGGTCTTGCTTACCTTAACAATTACCCAGTAACCCCCGGCGCGTCGTATACGGTTGTTGTTGGATCGGGCGGTGCTGGAGGAACGGGTACGGCTGGAGCGCCAACTGCAGGCGCAAAAGGCGGAAATTCTTCGTTTAACGGCGCTGTTTGTGTTGCTACAGGCGGCAGTGGTGGCCCTGTAGGAAACGTAGGGGGTTCGTATCCGGGCGGAACCTACAGTGGTACAGGTGTGCTTGGTGGTACTGGTGGGCTTGGCGGCAGCGGTAATGGTTATGACAACGGCGGCGGTGGCGGCGGGGCGGCGGGTTATTCTGGAAATGGTGGTGTAGGCGCAGTTCAAGGTGGTGCGGGCACTGATGGTTCTGGCGGTGGTGGTGGCGGCGGTGGTTCTGGTAGCGTCCCGATTGGTGCAGCCGCTGGTGGTGGCGTAGGCATTCTTGGGCAGGGCACTAACGGCACTGGAGCGCCAGCAGGCAATTTTTCTTCTAGCGGTGGCGCAGGTAGTGGCGGTTCTGGATCGTCATATGGCGGCGGTGGCGGTGGCGCAAGAGGAACCTCTGGGCCGGGATATTCGGGAAGCCCCGGTGGTGGCGGTGCAGTAAGAATTATATGGCCTGGAAACACTAGATTATTTCCTTCTACAAATACCGGCGATTTGTAATTAAATAGCCCAACACACTTGAAAACAATATTGTCATCCAATCTTCTGTAAGATATGATGTTTTAACTGTACCGGCCCAGTAGACCGGGACTCTAACGAGTATGTCATGAGCGACGAAAGTCAAACCTTAGCGGAAGTAGAATCCGCGCCAGCACCCGAGGTGACGGCCACCACGGAGATTGCACAAAATGCGCCGGAGGTCGCTGAACAAGCGCCAGATCAGACTGAGGAAAAGCGTTTTACCCAGGCTGAACTTGACGCGATGATCAGCAAACGCCTTGCAAGAGAGCAACGCAAGTGGGAACGAGAACAAAAGCTGAGGGCCGTAACGCCCGATATGCCGTCTGGTGATTTACCCGCGCAAGATAGTTTTGCGTCAACTGAGGAATACGCGGAAGCGTTAGCCGAAAGAAAAGCCGCAGAATTGCTTGCACGACGTGAAGCAGAAAGACAGCGTGCGGAAGTTCTTGAGGTCTATCACGAGCGCGAAGAAGAAGCGCGGTCTAAGTACGAAGACTTTGAACAGGTTGCGTACAACCCCCGACTTCCAATCACGACAGTGATGGCCGAAACGATTCAAGCGTCTGACATTGGCCCCGAGGTGGCGTATTACCTTGGTTCTAATCCAAAAGAAGCTGATCGTATTGCCAAGTTGTCGCCTTTTTTGCAAGCAAAAGAGATTGGGAAGATTGAAGCTAGGTTAAGTGAAAATCCTCCAGTTAAGAAATCAACGAGCGCCCCAGCGCCGATTCAGCCGGTCACTCCACGGGGTGGCAACGCAAGAGTTTTAGACACGACTGACCCGCGTTCTATTAAAGAAATGTCAACATCAGAGTGGATTGAAGCAGAGCGTCAACGGCAGATTAAGAAATGGGAAGCTCAAAACCGAGTCCGCTAACTTTTTGATAAGGAATTGTCATGGCAAATAGTCTACTTACCATCGACATGATTACTCGCAAGGCGCTTGAAATCCTTGAGAATAATCTTGTCTTAACCCGCAACGTTAATCGTCAGTACGACGATAGTTTTGCTGTTGAAGGTGCCAAAATTGGTTCAACCTTGCGTATCCGCTTACCGGACCGTGCTCTTGTCACTGACGGTGCTGCACTGCAAGTCCAAAGCGATAACGAGCAATACACCACGTTGACTGTTGCTACGCAAAAGCACATTGGTGTTAACTTCACATCTGCTGAATTGACCTTGCAGTTGGACGATTTTGCAGAGCGTGTGCTTAAGCCTCGTATTAGCCAGCTTGCTGCTAGCATCGACGCTGACGTTGCTAACTCCTACCAGTACATCGGTAACACCGTTGGTACGCCTGGAACGACGCCTGCTACATCGTTGGTTCTGTTGCAAGCACAGCAGAAACTTAACGAGAACGCTGCGGTTATGTCGCCCCGTTACGCCACGGTCAACCCAGCCGCTAACGCCGGATTGGTTGAAGGCATGAAAGGTCTTTTCAACCCCACCGACACGATCAGCCGTCAGTTCAAAAACGGTATGATGGGTATGGGTGTGCTTGGGTTTGATGAGATCAACATGTCTCAGTCGATCAAGCAGTTCACGACCGGCTCGCGTACGGCTACCGGCGGTACAACGTCTGCTGCTGTAACAAGCGAAGGCGCAACCACTATCGCCATCACTGGCGCAGGTGCTAGCGCAACCGTCAAAGCTGGCGACGTGTTTACCGTGGCTGATTGCTATGCAGTTAACCCACAAACCCGTGAGTCCACTGGTTCGCTGTTCCAGTTCGTTGCAACCGTTGACGTCACGCTGAATGGCTCTGGCGCAGGTAACATCACTGTCGCTCCGATCTATTCTTCGGGTAACGCCTTAGCTACCGTTGCTAGCCTTCCTGCTACCAGCAAGGCCGTGACTTTTGTTGGTGCAGCATCTAGCCAGTACCCACAAAACCTCGTCTACCACAAAGACGCTATCACTTTCGCCACTGCCGATCTGATGATGCCGCAAGGCGTTGACATGGCATCGCGTCAGGTTCATAACGGTATTTCGATGCGTATTGTCCGTCAGTACGACATCAACAATGACCGTATGCCCTGCCGTATTGACGTACTGTACGGCTACAGCGTGATCCGTCCGCAAATGGGCGTTCGTCTCTGGGGTTAATCAATCTAGGGGGCTTCGGCCCCCTTACCCAATTATTTTTTGAAAGGATTTATCATGGCAATTCCTAATGGTGCTGGTGGCTATCAGTACAACGACGGTAATACCGGCGAGGCTTTGTTGTTTGTTCAGGGCGCACCCACGGCGCTAACTGGCGCAGCTACGGTTACCGCCGCTCAACTAGCAAACGGTTTGTTTACGTTTGATGGTACGGCTGGCGCAATGACGCTACCCACGGTTGCGTTGCTTGAAGATGAAATTTCTTCGGCAGCTAAAGTTAACGCAGCGTTCACGTTTGCAGTTGTCAACATTGACGGTACAGACGCTGTAACCGTAACCGCAGGTACGGGCTGGACAATTGTTGGCACCGCTGCTGTGTCGGCTAACACGTCTTCGCAGTGGCTGGCTCGCAAAACCGGCGTTGGCACTTGGACGGCTTATCGTATTGCGTAATCGATAGGGGGCTTGCCCCCTATTCTTAAAAGGATCAGCTATGTCAAACACTAAACCTATTGGCGTTGCTTTTACAGACCAAGACATTATCGGCTCACAATATGTGTTGTCCGGTGAACAGTTTGGTTACACAGCAGACGCTCAAGGTACTGTGACTCAGGCGACCAGCAAGTCTACAGCTGTTACGCTTAATAAGTCAGCCGGTCAGATCACGATGAACAATGCCGCTTTAGCGAGCGTAACCAACGTGACGTTTACGTTGAACAACTCGTTCATTTCTGCAAACGACATTTTGATCTTGAATGTAAGCGGTGGTGCTACTGCGGGCGCTTACAACTGTTGGGTTTCGGGCTTAAGCGCAGGTTCTGCGTCGATTACCGTACGCAACATTTCGGGTGGTTCGCTGTCTGAAGCAGTTGTTGTTAACTTTGCTCTTATTCATTGCGTGTAAGGCGCGGGGGCTAATAACCCCCCTGTAAACTATGGCCGTCATCTATCTTCGTCACGCCACACACGGCGCTAAAGTTGCTATATCTGATAAAGAAGCCGAGAACGATAGAGAAAACGGCTGGGAAGTGTATGATCCTAATGATGTAGAAGATGAGATGGAGCCAGTTAACGAGCTTCAGCCTCGTCGTCGCAGCCGTAGAACTCAGGAGGTTGAGTTATGACAACTGCCGCTGAACTTATTAATGGGTCACTTCGACTTCTTGGTGTGTTAGCTGAAGGTGAGGAACCTTCAGTTGCGGTCATGCAAGATTCCATCATGGCAATGAATCAAATGATTCAGTCATGGGATACTGAACGACTATCAGTTTTTAGTACGCAAGACCAAGTGTTCACTTGGCCTGCGTACACTATGTCGCGCACGATTGGTCCAACCGGCGACTTTGTAGGTAATCGCCCGATTGAGATCGATGACGCTACATACTTTAAAGACCCATCGTCGGGCCTATCGTTTGGCGTTAAGCTAATCAATCAACAGCAGTACGATGGTATTGCGTTTAAAACAGTTACATCGACGTATCCGCAAGTCATGTGGGTTAACAACACGTTTCCTGACATGGAAATGACGGTGTACCCTGTACCTATTAAAGCGCTGGAATGGCACATTATTTCTGTAGAAATATTGACAGAGGTATCAAGCGTTGCTACAGACATGTATTTTCCCCCAGGCTATCTCCGTGCGTTTCGCTATAACTTAGCTTGTGAACTAGCGCCTGAGTTTGGGGTTGAGCCTTCGCCGCAAGTGCAACGTATTGCCATGTCAAGCAAGCGCAACATTAAGCGCATCAACTTCCCCGGCGATCTTATGGCGATACCTTACCCGATTGTTGCAACGCGTCAGCGCTATAACATCTACGCTAACAACTTCTAATGAAAACGCCAATTCTTGGCTCGACTTACGTTGCCCGTTCCGTCAACGCAGCCGATGCGAGGATGGTCAATTTATTTCCAGAAGTTGTACCTGAAGGCGGCAAAGAACCCGCGTTTCTTCAGCGTTGCCCAGGCCTGCTCAACTTAGCTACGATTGGTAGCGGGCCTATCCGTGGGTTGTGGACTTTTTCATCCGACAATACTGTCGCGTTTGTAGTGTCCGGGGCTGAACTGTACAAGATAAACACAAGTTACACAGCGACATTGCTTGGTGCTATTCCAGGCACAGGTCCAGTTAGTATTGCTGACAATGGTACTCAACTGTTTATAGCTGCTAACGGCCCAAGCTACATATACAACAACTCAACAAATACGTTTCAACAAATTACCGACACGGATTTTCCTGGTGCAGTGACTGTTGGATACATTGATGGCTATTTTGTTTTTAACGAGCCTAACAGCCAGCGAATTTGGGTTACGCAACTGCTTGATGGCACAAGCATTGAGCCGCTTGATTTTGCCAGCGCAGAAGGTTCCCCCGATGGTGTAGTTGGCTTAATTGTTGACCACCGCGAAGTTTGGGTTTATGGGACGGGTACGGTAGAGGTTTGGTACGACGCAGGTACGCCAGATTTTCCGCTTCAACGCATACAAGGTGCGTTTAATGAGATTGGCTGCATCTCTGCGTACACAATTGCCAAAATGGACAACGGTTTGTTTTGGCTCGGCGCTGACGCCCGAGGCCAAGGTATTGTGTACCGCGCCAACGGCTACACCGGCCAGCGCATCAGCACTCACGCCGTTGAATGGCAAATCCAACAATACGGCAATCTAACTGACGCGCTCGCGTACACCTATCAGCAAGACGGTCACAGCTTTTATGTGCTTATATTCCCCAGCGCCAATACGACATGGGTTTACGATGTCGCTACAGGAGCATGGCATGAGCGAGCGGGTTGGAGTAACGGATCGTTTACGCGGCACCGCAGCAATTGCCAAATGGCGTTTAACAACAAAATCATCGTAGGCGACTACGAAAACGGCAACATTTACGCGTTTGATCTAGACACCTACGCCGATAACGGTCAGATACAAAAGTGGTTGCGCTCGTGGCGGGCGTTGCCAACGGGCCAAAACAATCTTAAACGCACCGCGCAGCACGCCATGCAAATTGACATGGAGTCCGGCGTAGGTTTAAACGGGTATCTTGTTGATGAGACTCAGTATTTAATTACGGAAAGCGGTGATTACTTAATAACTGAGTCAGATGAATATCTAATTACGGATGATTCTATTCCCGCCACAGTCGGCGCTAATCCGCAAATTATGCTGCGCTGGTCCGACGATGGCGGTCATACGTGGTCTAATTACCGTACTACGTCGGTAGGAAAGATAGGCGAGTATTACTACCGCGTCTGGTTTCGCCGCTTAGGGATGACGCTTAAGTTGCGTGACCGTGTTTACGAATTGTCAATGACTGATCCAGTAAAGACGGCAATTATGGGTGCGGAACTTCTTATAACGCCAACCAATGCCTAATGTTACTAACATACCGGCCCCACGCGTCAGCTTTATTGACGAGCGAACTGGTCTGATTTCGCGTGAATGGTATCGATTTTTTTTAAATTTATTTACTTTAGTTGGGCAAGGTAACAACGCGACAACGCTAGATGATCTTCAATCTGGCCCTCCGGCTCAAGATGTTAACGTATTGGTGTCTAGTATTCCTGTTGACGTTGGCCCACCACCCATACCTTTTGGTGATAATGTCGTAACAAAAAACGGCACCCAGACAATTTCTGGCGCTAAGACGTTTACAAATAGCAACAATCAGTTTAACGGCGCAAAGTACGCTACACCCAGTGCTTATTTTGTTGAGGCCAGTTCATACGCAACGATTGGCGGCACAAACGGTGTCATCTTAGCTACCGGCGCAACGTCGCCAGGGACATCTGTTTTCTTAGGGGATGCTACAACGTTCCGCCCGTCGGTCGATAACACGCGGTCTTTGGGCACTGGTACCTATAGATATACTGTAGTTTACGCAACCACAGGCACAATCAATACATCAGATGGTGCTCAAAAACAGCAGATAAGGTCATTGTCCGACGCAGAACAACGCGTCGCGTATAGCATCAAAAAACTTATCCGAGCGTTTAAGTGGACTGACGCTGTAGCGTCAAAAGGTGAAGACGCCCGAATTCATTTTGGTGTTATTGCCCAAGATGTTCAAGAAGCATTTGCCGCCGAGGGTTTAGATGCGTCAAAATACGGTTTATTTTGCAGCGACACATGGATAGCATCCGACGGATCATCTCAAACGCGTTTAGGTGTGCGCTACAGCGAATTGCTAGCTTTTGTCATCGCCGCACTGTAAGGAATAACATGACAACTTATTTATCCCCTAGCCCAAAACTTCAGTTTTTTGCTTCGGATGGCTCTTTGTTAGTTGGCGGCAAACTTTACACGTATGCAGCCGGAACAACAACGCCCTTAGCTACTTACACTGATTCGACAGGTACAACGTCTAACACAAACCCCATCATTCTAAGTGTGCGCGGTGAAGCCGATGTTTGGCTGGGAACGCAACAATATAAGTTTGTTTTAAAGGACAGCAACGACGTCACGATTTGGACTGTCGATAACATTGCCACCACGCAAGGATTGGTCGAAGCGTTAGAAACGTCGTTGTCTAGCGCGTCTGGATCTTCATTGATTGGGTATACGCCGTCAGGCACGGGCGCGGTTACAACAACCGTTCAAGCCAAACTTCGTCAGGTTGTATCAGTTAAAGATTTCGGCGCAGTGGGTAACGGCGTTGCTAACGATACAACTGCTATTCAGCAAGCTATTGATTACGTGTCGTCAATTGGTGGGGGCGCGGTTAACTTTCCGACCGGCACCTATAAAATCTCTACCAAATTATCTATTACCGCTAACTCTGTTTTTCTAACAGGCGAAGGCAGGCAATCAAGCATCATTGCGCCTGCGGCTATGGCGGATGATTTTATTTTATTCAATGGCTGCTCACAGGGCGGCGTTAACAATTTAGGCATCATACCGTCTGCCGCGCAAACAGGATCAACCGCCGGTATTCGCATCAAAAACTGTCATAACGTCGTTGTCGATCAGTTTTTACTGTCAGGAAATACGCGCAACGGCATTATTGTTGAAGGCGGCGCATCATCTTATTTATGCACCATTTCTAACTTTGAGATTAGCACTTGCGCTTTGTCTGGTATTGAGGTCGGCGCTGGGGCGTTAGCGCAGGGCGTATGGATTCTTGATGGCATTGTAGCGAGTTGCTATGACGGCATTTTGTTAACTTACGCTAGCGGCGTTTACATCAATACCGTAGACATTATTTCATCGGGCAACTCAGCTTTAGCCACCTATCCAGTTACGGGTCAATACGTTACAGCAGTGTTTGTGGAAGGTATCACGGCAGATACTTCAGTTGGGCATGGCATCGCGCTGATTGACAACGGTGGTAAGACAACCGATGTAAACTTAGTGAATTGCTGGTCTGCAACGAACGGTCTTAGCGGCCTTCGTTGTGCGGCTAACACAGATGGTGTGCTTGTCAGCGGGTGTAGGTTCATCAATAACGATCAGCGCGGTATTTTGATTGAAAACGGCAAGAACTACACCATCAGCGGCTGTCAAATTGGCATGAACTCAATTGATGGATCTGCGTCATACGATGGTATTGCTATCGGCGCAGGCGTTACCCATGTCACGATTGAGAATTGTTTTTCTGGTGGACCGTTGGGGAGAATTGGGACACTTGCATCAAACTTTCAAAGATATGGTGTTTGGATTGGCGCAGGTGCAGATTACCTTGTCATATCTGGTAATGACCTAACGGGTAACGTTACAGGTGCTTTGCTTAACAATAGCACTGCATCAAACATCTTTATCTCAGAGAATCTCGGAGATAGTAGAAAGACCACATCGAACATTGAGACGGTTACGACGGATGCTGGTGGTGTGGGGACGATTACGCATAATTTAGGAACCACACCGAGTGCAGTCTGTATAACAGCCGCTGACACCGCTAAGAGTCTTATGGTCGGTTTGTACAATGTTGGACCGACAACATTTTCGTTTTACACTCGCATTGTAGACTCAGGAAACCCTAACAACGGTCAAGTGCTTGCAAGCCACGCAATTATAGTTTCTTGGATCGCAACCAAAACCTAAGGTGTAAAAATGACTGTAACTGCAAAAGTTTTGGCTGAAGGTCAAGTAATTCCTAGTACAAACACTACGGTGTACACCGCGCCTGCGTACGTGACAACGATCATCGACAAATTGACAACAGCTAACTATGATGTTGTGGCTCGTCAAATTACGATTAATATTGTGGCATCTGGTAATTCTGTAGGAAACGCTTACTACATAGGCACACAGACATTAGGTGCTGGCGAAACATACACTTGGCCTGAAGTAGTGGGGCAGATACTTAGCACGGGCGACTATGTGGTTGCTGCGGCTAGCAACAATACCGGCGTTAACTTACGCATGAGTGGGCGCGAGATAACGTGAGTAATTTAAGTGTACATTCTGAATTGATGCAACAAAAAGTAGGCGCGTTGCAAGCCGAACTTCTTAAATTGCCTCAATACCAACCGGATACAAAACATTATTTTCACGGAGGAATGTACTGCCGTGAAGTATTTCGTCATGCCGGTGTTTTAGTTGTAGGCGCTGTTCATAAAAAAGAACACTTTTATTTAATTGTTTATGGTACGGTTGCGATTACAGATGGCGACGGAAATGTCCAAGAAATATCAGGCCCACATTTGTTTGAGAGTAAACCTGGCACTAAGCGTGCGGTGCTAGCGTTGACGGATACTTTGTGCATGACTTTTCATGCAGTAAAAGCGACAACTGTTGATGATGCAGAGGCTGAACTTGTAGAATCAGAACCGGCAAGTATGTACGCACCGGGTAATCTTATTCGACATAATGTACAAGAGGTGCTGACATGACATTTTGGGTAGCAGGCGCGGTTGTAACAAGTGCCGCAATAGGATCGCAAGCCGCTAAAAGCGCTGCTAAAACACAAACCGCCGCAGCTAACCGCGCTGCGGACTTGCAACAGCAGCAGTTTGAGCGCCAAGTTGAACTGCAAGAACCTTGGCGTCAAGCGGGCATTACGGCGCTTAACAAACTCACGCCGTTGGCGACTGAATATACGCCGTTTGGCATGGATCAGTTTCAGCAAGACCCAGGCTACGCTTTTCGTATGAGCGAGGGTATGAAAGCCTTAGAGCGCTCGGCAGCAGCGCGTGGGGGCTTGTTGTCAGGCGGTATGCTCAAAGGAGCGCAGCGTTACGGTCAAGATTTGGCTTCGCAAGAGTACATGAACGCGTTTAATCGTTACCAAGCCGAGCGTAATGCGCGTTTGAATCCCTTACAGTCTTTAGCAGGTATAGGCCAGACGGCAACGAACCAGCTAGGTCAGGCGGGGCAAACGATGGCGAGCAACGTAGGTCAAGCGTTAGGTGCAGCCGCGCAGGCGCGAGCGTCTGGATACGTTGGCGGCGCTAACGCGTTGTCGCAAGGTCTTGGAACGTACTTGAACTATCAGCAAGGCCAAAATTATTTAAATGCTCGCTTTCCACAGCAGTTTGGTGCGCCTATTACTGCCTATGGTAGCAACGCAGGATACTCAGCGCCTTCATATGGGCCACCAATGAACCCTGATTATTCTGGTGGCGTAACTTATACTTAATTACAAGTAAGGTCTTAAATCATGGCTCTTGTTGATCCAAACATTGCGCTGTCGTTTAAAGGTATCCAACTACAAGACCCGTTGGAGCAGTATGGCCGTGTTGCGGCGATTGAACAAGCGCGTAATCAAAATGCTTTGGCGCAGTATCAACTTGGTGCCGCGCAACGTACTGAGCAACGCGAGATAGCGCGAATGAACGAGCTTGCTCAAGCAGGAAGCGATGAAAGCAAAATTGGAAACGCGCTTCTAAGGGCAGGTGACATAAAAGGATACATGGACTTTCAAAAGTCACTTAGCGAACGCCAAACGCAAGAACTTACGCGTCGAAAAACACTTGGTGAAATTAGCCTTCAACCGGGGCAAAAAGCAAAGCAGGAACAAGAGTTAGCTGACGCTAAACTTAAACAAGCCCGTCAATTTCTTGACACAATAGATCCTGCTGACCCTAAAGCACCAGAGAAATACATGGCATGGCATGAAGCTAATCATGCTGATCCCGTGCTTGGCCCTTTATTAGCCTCACGAGGCGTAACCGCAGAACAATCTCGCGCACAAATACAAAATGCCATTGCACAAGGACCGGGGGCGTTTGCAGATCTTTTAAATAGATCAAAATTAGGTACTGAACGGTTTATGGAGTTAAATAAACCTACCGTTACCTCTCAAAATCTTGGCGGTACTACGCGTCTTGTACAAACACCAGGACTTGGGGGTGCGGCAACCGTTGTGTCTGGTAGTACCGCAACAGTTACGCCAACACAAGCTCAATTGATGGCTGACGCAAGAGATCGCGAACGCATAGCAAATGAAAATAAACGCATCCAACAAGACGCACAACGTTTGTCTCTTGAAGATCGTCGCGTAGTGATGGCTGAACAGCAAGCAAAGCAACAAGCTGATCCTGAGTTCCAACGACGTATGGAAGAAGCTAAGACAGTAGGTCGCAAAGCGGCTGAAGGCGATGTTGCCGCACGTCAAGCACTACCTAAAATTATCAATCGCGCTGAAGAAGGTTTGCGTTTGATTGATGAATTGGTTGGTAAACGAGATTCCAAAGGTAACTTAATTGGAGATTCTAAGCCTCACCCCGGTTTCAGTGGCGCTGTGGGTGCAACTTGGGTGCCTGGATTACGTTTTGTGCCTGGCACAAGTGAAGCTAGTTTTATGGCGCGGTTTGATCAAATCAAAGGTGCGTCATTTCTTGAGGCGTTTGAGTCCCTTAAAGGCGGCGGTCAAATTACAGAAAAAGAAGGCGCAAAGGGTACGGAAGCTATCAATCGCATGTCAATTGCTCAAAGTGAAAAAGAATTTATTGCTGCCGCCCGTGATTTGCAAGAAATTATCAGAAAAGGTGTAGCGACTGCTCAACGTAAAGTACAAACGTCGCCCTCACCTACATCAGGTACTCGTGGCGAGCAAGCTGACCCATTAGGTATCCGATAATGGCTACGATTGCAGAAATCCGCGCTCAATATCCGCAATACTCGGATATGTCTGATACAGCGCTTGCAGACGCGCTGTATAAAAAGTTCTACTCAGACCTTCCCCGAGCCGATTTTGACGCTAAGATTGGACTACAGGTGCCGCGCAGCGAAGGTATGCCCACGGCACCTCGCCAAGAGTTGACCGCAGGGCAGCGTATGTACCAAAGTATTAGACCTTACGTTGCACCTACGATTGAGGCGCTAGGATCAGCAGGCGGTGCTTTGTTAGGGGCGCCGCTTGGACCTCCCGGTGTTGTAGGTGGTGCCGGTTTAGGTTATGGGCTTGCTAAAGAGGCGCTTGAGTTAGGTGACGTTTATTTAGGCGGTAAAGAACCACGTAAAGGCGCAGCAATTGCAATAGAGCCTACTAAAAATGTCCTTGAAGGCGCAACTTACGAAGCTGGCGGGCGCGTTATTGCGCCTTTGCTTGGTAAAGCTATCGGTAAAGCTGCTGACCTTAAAAACATACCGCAAAATAAAGCCGCTGAAATTGCAAGAAACGCGCTTGGTCCCGATTTACCTGAAGTTATCAACGCGCTTAAGGCGGCGCAGGGTCAAAATGTTAGTGCAGCCCAAGCTACTGCGGCTATAAATAGTCCTACTTGGCAAGCGTTAATTGATCGTGCGACAGCAAGAGACCCTCGTTTCTTAAGAGCGCTTGAGCAATCGCAAGGCGAAACGTCATTGAACGCGCTATCGCGTCTTGTTGGCGGCACAACTGCTACGGACGTTCGCGCTACGACGGATACTATGAAGCAGACGTTGCGCGACATTACATCGCCAGCACGTCAGGCCGCGTTAAACCGCGCTAATCTCGGTCAGCAAGTCGCGCAGTATGAGGCTGAGGCCGGTAAGTTAAGCGCCGAAGCAGCAGCAAAGGTGCAAGACGTACGCCGACTAATCAATGCAGGCAATCTGGCTGAAGCGTCTGCTCGGCTTGACCTCATCAAGCGCAACTTACCTGTGGGGCTGACTAAGTACACCTACAAAGGCGACTTAGCTCGTATGGCTGATGAGTGGGCGTCGAAGGCCGCGGATGCGTCGCTTGACTTGGGTCAAGGCGCAAGGTTTGCTCAGTCTGCGGCAGACAGCTTACGAGAGGCGGGCATCAAACCACTTAAAGGCGATGAGATCGTAAGCCAGATTCGAGGCGTATTGAACAACCCTGAATTCGCAGGCAATGATTTGCTTAGTGGTGCGGCTAAGAACATAGCAAACGATATTGCTCAGTGGACCAAAAATGGCGGCATCATTGACGCAAGAGCACTAGATGCCATTCGTAAGAACTCCATCAACGCAACCGTACAGCAGCTACGCCCAGGCGTCGACGCTACAACGCAGCGTAACTTGGCCGCTAAAGTAACGTCGGAAATAAAACCAACGCTTATCAACGCCATCGAAGCGGCAGGCGGCAAAGGCTATCGTGAGTACCTTGATGAGTTTTCCAAAGGTATGCAAAAGATTGCTGAAACCAAGCTGACCGGTGAAGCAGTTAGGCTATGGAAGACCGACAAAGACGCGTTTGTACGTCTGGTGCAAAACGAATCGCCTGACGTCGTTGAAAAGTTTCTTGGCCCAGGCAACTACAACATCGCCACAGAATTAAGCGAAAATGTAATATCCACGTTGCAATCTGAAGCGAAAAAACATCTTGCAAACTTATCGGTCAAAGGTCAAGTAAGCGCAGGGCAAGACGCGCTGAAGCAACTTTTGCTAGATAATACATCGAAGCTGCGTATACCTTCATACTTAAGTGCTGTAGCGACGACTACGAATAAAGCGTTAAATATCTTAGAAAATAAGATTGGCGCAAAAACTATGGGTGTTTTGACAGAGGCTTTAAAAACGCCTGGCGGCGCTGCGAATCTGTTAGAACGACTACCCGTAGAAGAACGCAACCGCGTTGTAAAACTTCTTAGCGATCCATCATCGCTTAAAAGCAAAGCAGCGCAACGTGCAGCGGAGTTTATGAGAAGCGCCACCTCTACAACGGCTATTAATGCGCTAGCATCGGAACCTAGCGAAAATGCACTCATCGATTGATAAATAAGGGTCATCATGGAGCACGATGTGGATACGCGTTTGACTGTCCATGAGGCAGTTTGTGCAGAGCGGTACAAGTCGATTGAACAGTCATTTGGTCGTGTCGAACAACGATTTGATGATGGCTCGGCTAAGATGAAGCGTTTAGAGTACCTTATGTACGCTGTCATGGTCGCTGTGCTCCTTGGGCCTGGTGCTGCTGCAATTTTTTTTAAGAAGCTATTAGGTGTTTAAACTAGGTAAAAGG